AACAAGCTGATGTGCAATGAAAGGAGAGATCATGGAAGACGCACCTGCAATACCGCTTGAGAAGTTAGTGAAGACCTACATCAAGATCAATCAGGTTAGGGCTGAGATTAAGGCACGGTGGGACGAAGAAGATAAGGCTATGAAGGCGAAGCTTGATGCCATCAAAGCCGCGCTGCTGCAGCACTGCAAGGATCATGAAGTAGAATCCGTCCGCACCAACGAGGGTACCTTCTTCAGAACCGTGAAGACCCAGTACTGGACAAGTGACTGGAGCTCTTTGCATAACTTTGTTTTGGAGAATCGAATCCCTGACATTCTTGAGAAGCGAATCAATCAAGGCAATATGAAAGCATGGATTGAGCAGAACCCTGACTCACTCCCTGCGGGGCTCAACATAACACAGGAGTATTCCGTGACAATTAGGAGGAAACAATGAACGAACTTATAACGATTGATGTGCTGGCAAAGCGACTCACGATCTCGGTTTCAACCGTGCGTTCTTGGGTACGCCAAGGATTCATTCCCCGGGATACCTACATGCAGATCGCCAAGACTTACCGGTTCGATTACGAACGGGTGGTGGAAGCTTTGAAATCATACAAAGCGGGGCCCCCGGCTCCCGCCGAGATGGTCAAGACGGAACAGCTTGAGTTGGACCTCGTTGTACACCCCGATAAAGATCTTTGAAAGGAAATCACATGTCTGAGATGACTCTGTTTGGCAAGAAATCGACCGCTGTCTCTTCCAAGTTTGCCGGTCTGCAAAGCTCTGTTGCCGCAACCCTGACGGGTGGTGGGCAGGGTAACCGTAGGATTTCGATCAAGGGTGGCGTGTTCCGCGAGATCGTGGGTGGCAAAGAAGTTCGTATTAACGATGACCGGGCGATGAGTGTTGCCATCATCAAGGCAGCATCCGTGTCGCGTATGTTCTTTGCGGGGACGTACGTTGAGGGTGAGACCGCCAAGCCCACCTGCTGGTCGAGCGATGGGAGCACACCTGCTAAGGAAGTTCCGGAAGCTCAGCGACAGTCTGCACGTTGCAAAGGATGTAAGCAGGATATCAAGGGCTCAGGACAGAACGACAGTCGTGCTTGTAAGTTCCAGCAGCGGGTGGCTGTCATGCTGGAGGGCGACATCGAGTCCCGTAATGTGTATCAGATGGTGCTCCCGGCGACCTCGGTGTTTGGCGATGCCGAGAACGGCAAGATGCCCCTGCAAGCTTACGCTCGGCATTGTGCGGCGCACAACACGCTTATCGAGTCGATCATCACCGAGATGCGGTTCGATACGGCAAGCCCGACGCCGAAGCTGGTTTTCAAGCCCGTGCGTGAGTTGAGTGATGAGGAAGCAGATGTGGTGCTGGAGATGATCGAGCATCCCGATACAGTTAAAGCCGTGACGCTCAACGTGTCGCAGACCGATGGTGTGATCCCTGCACCGAAGCTTGCCGCTCCCGCACCAAAGCAGGAAGTTAAAGAACCAGAACCCGAGCCGGAAGTGAAGAAGACGACTAAGAAAGCCGCTCCGGTTGTTGAAGACAAGCCCGCTGTGGATCTGGCCGAGATCGTTGGGGAATGGGACGACGAGTAATTTGAATTGGGGGAAAGCTTAAGGTAAGTACCCCTTTTCTATTCGGTTTACCTCATTTACCTGATGATCGGCGGCTATGGAAACAAAACAATTTCTTGAATCGGTCCTCGGGCATGAAGGGTATTACTGCATCTTCGCGGCTAAACAGAAAGGCGTGGTCAAGCAGAAACTGTGCGACAGTCTTGATACGGCTGTGGAGTTTGCTTCGGAGTTTGATAGGGATGGGTGGGATACCTATTTCTCCTTGGCGACATTTCAAACTGACAGAAGTCGTGAAGCAAGTAACGCCCTGTACCTGAGATCTTTTTTCTTAGACATAGATTGCGGAGACGAAAAGCCATTTCAAACACAAGCAGATGGGTACAAGGCATTACGTGCTTTTTGTAAGGTAACAAATCTTCCTAAACCAACAGTCGTCAATTCTGGGCGTGGGCTTCATGTTTATTGGCGACTGACAAATCAGGTTCTCAAAGAAGATTGGGAGAAAGTGGCATACGCCTTCAAAAAGCGATGCCAAGATACGGGACTGCAGATTGATCCGGCTGTTCCAGCGGATGCTTCACGGGTGCTACGGATTCCGGGTACGCACCACTACAAAGACAATCCGCCTAAAGAAGTACAGGTGGTTGGAGGTCTGGAACCTCCGATGGAGTTTGATCAATTTAAAGACTTGTTTGGGGAAATTGAGCGTCCACGGTCTAGCAAGGCGATTGGTCCTCGCAGCGATCTTATGACAACCCTGATGGGTAACTTCACCAGCAAGTTTAAGAACATCTTAATCAAAACCAGTGAAGGTAAAGGTTGTCCACAACTGCATCATATTGTGGCTAATCAACCCGAGATATCAGAACCGTTGTGGAGGGCGGGACTGTCTATTGCATCCGAGTGCTCAGATGGTGATGTGGCAATCCACCGAATCAGTAACAAGCACCCGAATTACAACAAAGATGAGACAGAGGAAAAAGCTGGCTTAACCAAGGGACCTTATCTCTGTACGACGTTCGATTCGATCCGCGAGGGGGTATGTCCAAAATGCCAGCACTGGGGCAAGATCAAGTCCCCGATCCAACTAGGCAAAGAGCTTGAAGTTGTTGAAGGTGAAACTGAAGTTGTTGTACCGCAAGAGAGTATCGATGGAAACGTCATCGCCCAAAGAAAATACACAATCCCAGAATACCCAGAACCCTATGTCAAAGGAAAAAACGGAGGAGTCTACAAAAAGCAGAAAAACAAAGAAGGAGATTATGAGGACGTTCTGGTCTACCACAATCCGCTATATGTCGTTAAACGAATCAACGATCCTGAGCAAGGGGAGTCGTTTTCGATGCGGCTGCACCTGCCGCGAGACGGGGTAAGAGAGTTTACGCTACCCCTAGCGTGTGTTGCATCGAAGGACGAATTCCGTAAAGCGTTGGCGGAAAGAGGTGTTGCAGTAATCGATGTTACAAACTTGATGGGATACGTCATGCGTTGGGTTAACGAACTACAGTTCAAAATGGAGGCAGTGGCTGCACAGCGGCAGTTCGGGTGGTCTGAAGACCACAAATCATTTTCTATCGGGGATCGGATCTTTTATGCAGATCGAGAAGAAGACAACCCCCCGTCAGTCGCCACGAGTCAGTACTTCCATCACTTCCGCAAGAAAGGTTCACTTGAGGCTTGGAAAGAAGCCATGCAACTCTACAATCGCCCCGGGTTCGAGGCATACCAGTACATGTTCGGACTCAGTGTCGGTGCGGTGCTCATGGAGTTCACGCCTTTTAACGGTGTAGGGTTCCACCTCTGGAGTGACAAGTCTGGGTATGGTAAGACGACCGCAATGATCGCAGGGTGCTCGGTTTGGGGGAATCCAGACCTCATGATGCTGACCGAGCGAGATACTGCCGCTTCGAAAATGAACCGTGCGGAGGTGTACAAGAACCTGCCGATTTATATGGACGAGCTGACCAACAGCAAGCCGATGGATCTGTCTGATCTGGCTTACTCGATCCCACACGGTTTGCAGCGGAACCGGATGTCCCCTCGATCTAACCGGGAGCGAGTGCGGGGTATGCCTTGGAAGACTCTCTTCGGTAGCACGGGGAACGCGAGTATCCGGGAAAAGATCTCATTGGTTAAAAGCTCACCCACTCCAGAGGCCCAGCGGATCTTGGAGCATGTGGCGAACAAGATTGTGTTCGACTCGAAAGAGGAGACGGATCAATTCAGTATGGCGATACGTCAGAACTTTGGTCATGCGGGTGAAGTCTACATTCAGTATGTACTCAAAGAAATCGAACTCGTTAAACGCGATCTTTCGTCGGTTCAAAAGCGGATTGATGAAGCGGTAAACCTTACCGCTGAGAATCGGTTCTGGTCCGTCGAATCTGCTTGCGTAATTACAGGACTAATCTTCTTTAAGCGGCTTGGGTTCATGGACTGGGACTTGTCTAGTCTGTTTAGATGGGTCGTTAACTCTCTATCGACATTCAAGCAGTCTGTTAAAGAAATGATCTCCACATCCGAGCAGACTCTAGGTGACTACCTCGCTCAGCATCAGAACAACATCCTGCGGATCAAGAGTGGTGACAAGAAGTCGGTTGCGGATATCATCATCCCACCCGAGGCATCACCACGTATGCAGTTTATCGGACGGTACGAGTACGATGTCAAGGTGCTGTACTTGCTGATCAAGCCGCTCAAGGACTGGTGTACGCAGCAACAGATTAGCTACTCTGGATTGATTGAAGAACTCAGGAAAGGAAAGACTAAGGCAAAAAGGGAGAAGATCCGATTAGCAAGGGGCACCCATATGAGTCTACCCCCGACTGACGTGTGGACTCTAAACTGGGAGGACTTTGCAGGGGGTGACGATATTGAAGGTTCCAAAGAGACCCCCTAGAGCGCGAAGGCATAGACTCCGGGCTGGGGATATCGCACCGGACGGGGTGAAAATTAATTTGGATTGGGACGCACTCTTGCCGGGTGCGTCTGCTTTTATACCTTGTATAAATGTGGTTGAACTGGTTAACGAGATTAGAGAATATGCA